AAAATCATGTTTTGCAAATACCCGTAAATAGGTACAACTTTGCATAAAAAAAGAAGTAATTCCATGAAGAAACAGAAGCGCAACACTCCAAAACCACCTCGTAAACCACAATTGCCAAAATCCGAGTATGATAAGCTGAAGCATTCGGCTTACGAATATGTGGTAGTACTAGGTTATACCCAAAAACGAGCCGCAGAACTAACCGGACTTACTGAGCAAACGATATCAGCATGGGCAATTGAAGATGATTGGAAAGCACTGCGTGAAGGTCGCCAACAGTCATATCGTACCGATGTGGATAATGTAAAGCAAATCATACGACTTACTTCACAACGTAGATTGGATTTAGAGCACGAAATACACGACGCGCAAAAGGAAGGAAATGCAGATGTTGAAAAAGACTTACGCAAAGAATCATTGCAAATAGGTGATGAACTTTCTAAGCTTACCAAAACATTAGCCGGCTTAGAAAAAGATAATAAATACACCCTGGGCGAATTTATCAACGTCATGGATGATATTTTTACCTCTATGCGCCAGTTCGACGAAGAACTATTCGTCAAAACGATACCCTTTCAAACCTATTATGTACGCAAACGCACTCAAGAACTAGGATAATTATGGGAGTAACTACTTATACAAGAAAGGCAAAATGTAAAGATTGCCGGTACCATAAATCTTTTTATAAAGATTATAAGCGTGCAGGAACAAAGTGCATGTATGGAAAAGAAAATGAACAACCAACCGAATTAGATAAAACTATTAGGTTGAATGATTTTGTATGTGATAACTGGAAGTTATAAATACAGTCAACATTGTCCTAAAAGTCGCCAAACTGATAATTGATAACTGATAACTGATAACTGAATTAAATGGCCTCACAAAAAACCAACGATAAAGCCCTCGCAGATGCGTACCTCGCAAAACTCGAAATAACCAAACGAGCCAACGAGGTAAACCCATTTGAGACTAAGTCGGAAAAAGACGAACGCATTGCACGTGCAAAGCGTGACGTTGTGTTCATGGTAAAAAACTACCTTCCACACTACGCCACTGCCGATTGTGCACAATTTCATTGGCTTGCTGCCAATCAAATTGCCAACGATCTACTTATAAAGATTTTCCTTGAGTGGTTTCGTGGGGGTGCAAAATCAGTCTGGGCTGATGTTATCATTCCACTTTGGTTGTGGATGCGTGGTGAAGAAGTATTTATGTGCTTATTGTCCGATAGTAGCGAACGTGCATCCGAACTATTAGCCGACATTCAAGCCGAATTGGAAGGAAATCCGCTTTTGATTAATGATTTTGGAGCGCAAAAATGTGATGGTGACTGGGCAGTTGGTAACTTCAAAACTATCGACCAACGGTTCATTGGTATGGCCTTCGGGATGAAGCAAAAAATTCGTGGTATTCGTGTCAAACAACGCCGCCCGACACTATGGGTTATTGATGACCTCGAAACGCCTGATACCATCAGCAATCCCAAGCGTATGCGTAAGCAAGCTGATAAAATTGAGCGTGAAGTACTTCCAACTATGACAGGGAAAATAAGGCGCGTTCTGTATGCCTGTAATAAGTTTGCCCGGGTAATGACTCAGACCATTTTACAAGAACGTCACCCCGAATGGAAGGTAAACCAAGTCAAAGCATACAACAAAGTCACGCATGAACCTGCATGGCCATCAATGTACACTGCTGAATACTATATTCAACAAGAGATTGACATGGGTATTCCTGCCGCCTATGCTGAGTACTTACATGAAACGAAGTTAGATGGTAAAAACTTCAATGAGGATGATATTCAATGGCAGGAAATACCAAAACTTAACGAATTTGATATAATAATTGCACATTGGGATATTGCTTATACAGATAATGAATGGAGTGATTACAACGCAATACCTGTTTGGGGTACAAAAGACAGAAAGTTTTACAAGATAGATAACTTCGTAAAACAGGCTAAAATGAAAACTCCTTGTGACTGGATGTGTGATTTCAAACAAAGTTTACCCGAAAATACTAACATAATATTTCAATATGAATCGCAATTCTGGAATGAAGAAGTCGAACGAAACATATCTGAAGCTGAAATAAGGAACGATGTTGATTTAAATATAATGAGCGTAGACCTTCCCGGTAATAAGTTAGGACGTATGCTTAAAATGGTTCCTTATTTTCAAAACAACAGAATTATTTATAACATAGCAATAAAAAATAACAACGATACACAAGTTGGGTTAATGCAACTATGTTCAGTTGAAGAAGGTAGTACCGAGCATGATGATAGCCCTGATGCGGATTCTGCCGCAATTAAGTCATTAGAAAAATACATAACACCAACCCGCAGAGATAATGGTGAAAAACCATATAGAAGCGGTAAAATGACACATAACTACGCACAACCATAATATGAAGTACATCGAAGAAATTGACCTCTCATCGGTCATACAAGAACGCTTTTTAGATGACAGTACCGCCAATATTGCTGGTGACAATTCAATACTTGATAACATTGAATCAAAAGCAATTGAATACGTCATATCGTACATATCGGGTAAATATAACACAACACTTATATTCAACGAGACTGAACCGGTACGTAATGGTGTATTACGCCAAATCATTGCACAAATCATTGTTTACCGTGCCGTAAAACGGAACGCAGCACGCAAAGTACCCGAAGACTATGTAACACTAATGAGTGACTCTACAAAACAATTAGAGCGTATTCAGTCGGGTGCAATGTCATTACCAGGGCTTCCATTAATAGCAGCTCAGGAAGGAACTAAAGACCTGAAATATGGTAACAACAGAAACAGTAATTATTTTATATAATAACATAGCATCTATCATCCCCATTCAGGGGGTATGGGGGTCTATTTAAATAGCATTTAAACAGCATGCCAAACTTCAAAGAAAGGATAACAACAGCAGTCGAAACGGCCATACTTAGCCGCGTTAATAATAGTTCTGTATTCAATGAATACTATAAACGAACCGACTCATCAAAGAGGGTAGATTATACCAAACTGGCAACTAGTTACAACGAAAAAACCATTAAAGACTGGACACTGGCAGTAATGATGGCTACCGACCCGTTGAATCCTCGCCGGGGTAATCTTATGCGTTTTTTTGAGTCGATAAAACTCGACTTGCATCTTTGCTCATGCGTCGATAATCGAATACTACCCATACAGTGTGCCCCCTTCAAACTAACCGATAAAAGCGGTACTGAGGACATTGAAGCACACAAGCTACTTGAAAAACCGTGGTACATTGACCTTGTGCGCCTCATTTGTCTAAACATTTACGAAGGCACTAAGCTTATCGAAATGATAGATGTAAACGACAAAGGCGAATTAGCACAGGTTACCGAAATACCACAATCAAACTTCCTTCCGGACAAAGGTATTATCATCAAAGAGGAATACGATACTCAAGGATTTATATACAAAGATGGAGCATACAAAGATTACTACATCCAAATAGGAAACGACTACAACCTTGGTTTATTCAATCAGGTTGCAATGATCGTATTGGCCAAAAAACTAGGTTTAGGTTCATGGATGGCATATATCGACAAATTCGGTATACCACCTGTATTTGCCATTACCGACCGTATGGACCAGAAACGCATCGATGAACTTTTTGATATGCTTGTAAATTTCCGTTCAAATCACTTTGCCGTATTACAAGGTAAAGAGAAAATTGAAGTTCCTAACAACTATGGAACGGACGGTTACCAATCATTCAAAGCATTAAATGAGCATTGCGACGATGCTATGTCTAAGTTCTTTCAGGGCGGTACTGGCACATCAGACGCTAAGAGCTTTGTCGGCTCAGCAGAGGTGCACGAACGCTTATTGAAGTACCGTCATCAGGTTGATAAGTTGCTACTTAAGTTCTACATGAATGAGGAAATAATTCCACGCCTCATCAAGTTGAGTTCTGTTTATGCTCCATTGGCAAACCTTTACTATGAGTTCGACGAAGCCGAAACAATGACATTGGCCGAAAAGATTAAAGCAGTGGTAGAACTTTCTAAGTACTATAAATTCGACGTTGAAGAACTCGCTAAGATTACAGGACTACCTGTCACCGAAGTACGCGAAGCAATAGCCGCCGACTCAACCCCAACACCCGACCCTCAAAAAAAAAAGCCTAATGCGTCCGTAGCGGGCGCATCTTTCTCTAATCTCCCCTTTCAAGGGGAGTACCCGCAGGGGGAGGGGTTTAAAGTTGGAGCCGGTTACAGGTTCGGAGTTCGATCTGCCACATGGGATGCAGCCATCGAACGCCTTGCAAGCCAAATCTACAACGGCGAAGTAAAGCCGTCAGACCTCGACAAAGACTTAGTGCTAAAGAACTATGCATCACTAAGCAAGGCCGCTGAATCTGCATGGGGTAAAGGATACTACGATGAGGAACTAACACGCCAGTTCCGTGAGAACCTGTTGAAGTTTTCGGGTGCAAAGTCTAACAATCTGATGCAGCATTTAAATGACCTTAAACGGTCAGTATCAGACAAAGAAACATTTATTACAGAGGCTAAAAAATTGGTGAACCTCCACAATGAAACCTACATGAACGTTGAATCAAAGTTTGTTGCAAACAAAACGAGCACAGCTAAAGACTTTATTCAGTTCAATGCAGACATCGACATATACCCGAACCTGAAAGTAAGAACTATGCAGGATGAGAATGTTCGCGAGTCACATGCTGCAAACGAAGGTGTAGTTATGCCGGTAAACAAATGCACGC